ATTTTAACATACATTGTAATTACTGATTTTTAATTAGTTGTCAAATGGTCTGATTTTCTTTGCAAGAGAACACAATGTAGGTTCTATATTCATCAATAAATTCATCACTAAAATTGGTCATTAATTCTGACGCAAATTGATAACCATATCTTGCACAACCATGATACGTCTTAAATTCAATATATTCAGGTTCAAAAGGTCTACAGTCATTACCTGAAACATTGCTGCATAATAGCATTACTAAAATAAATTTTGTCATTGACTTTTATTTATATCCCATGTATTTAAGATAACATATAATGAACAAACAAACAATAGGAGACAAAATGATAAAGAAACCAAGAAGAGATAAAGAACACATGGCGATACGTAGAAAAAATAATTTCGAAGATCGTTATGCAAAAGGTATACACTTTGATATCAGATCAAAAGGTTGTTGTTTTATAACAATGCAAACTCATGCAGGACCACTAGAAGTTTATATAGATTCTATGGATGGTTTAGAGGATGCACCACACATTAGTGCAAGAATACCTGGTAGAAAAGTTAAGGAGGTTTTTGTAAAATGACAATTCAACAAAGCAGAGATCTTATTAAAGAAGTTAATCAAGGTATCGAAGAATTAGGCAAAGAGGTACTTGAATTAAGAAAAGAAAATAAAGAACTAAGAAAAATTTGTGGTATTCAAAAAATTGAAGTGCCCTTAGTTTTAACTGAAGATATGGAGATTAAAGATGGACACAAGTAAATGGAAATCAGTAGCAATTGCTTCTAAAGATTACAAGATATTAAAAGGACTTTGCAAATCAAAATTTAGAGCACCAGGAGCTATGGTATCAAAATTACTAAATGATTATGTAGAGCATCATGCTAAAAAAAATAAAATTACTGTTGAAAATTTTAGAAAACAATTAATAAACGGAGATGGTAATGATGATGGAGAACGATCTAAAAAAAGTTAATACTAAAATAAAAGCTAAAGAATTATTTACCATAGAGTTAGATCATGCAAACAATACTCTTACCTTTGTAGTAAATGGTAAAGTAATGAATATAGTAAAAACATTTAGAGCTGAATCTCTTTTTGAAAGAATGTTAAAGATTGCAAAATTTAAATTTCTTAAAATGAGAGATGAAAAAAGAAAAGAATATATTGAAAATTAATTTAAAAAAAATTATGTCAACATAATAAATCGGGTCAGATTTACTAGCGGAGATGACGATCTCATGCCATAATGTAATTCTGATCCGGGCCTTGTACCCACGACACAGTTTAGTCTATAATATATACTTGCAACGTAAGTAATTATTTAATATGACTAAGAACATAAGCAAACTCAATAAGTGTAACGACTGTAACGGAACTGGTTACATACTAACATCTCAAAGGTCGTACGTTAATTGTATCATTTGCAACGGATCAGGAAGCACGTCTCACGGCTCATCATCAGAAGCAGAACAAGTATTATTATTCAAAATAGCGTGGGATTATATTAATGGCAAACAAAACGGATGGTATCACTGATCTTACAAAGGTCCTTATAGATGCATCAAAAAATTTCAATGATAAACAATTCAAAAGATTACAAGGTGTAATTTTTGCTATGCTACATGGTGTAAATTATGGATACACCACTTTAGACGGTAGATTCCTAGAAGATTCAAACGATTTACAATTCATACATAAAGCAGATAAGGCTTTTAAAAAAATAAAAAAAATTAAAAAACGAAAACATAAAAATAATGTAATTCATTTTAAGGATTATGTAAGGGAGGCTGTTGAAGATGATGGCGGATAATTATACTAAAGCAGAAGCCCAACTAGATTTTAATGACATAACAGAACACATTGCAGAAGAAAATTTGCAAGGCGCAGCCATTACAATGTTAATTGATGATGTACATGAACACTTTGAGGTCGCCTCTCGATTAAATTTTAGAAAATCGAAAGGTCATTACAGTGCTCTACTCAGTAGACTTATTAAAACTTATGGGCATTAAAATAACTGCTGACATTGTTGCAGAAAATCATATTTGCAATGAGCAGAAGTTATGGAGACATGTAATATTAAATGCGTTTGAAGATACTAGAGCTTTAAGTGCAGATCGTAAAGCCTCATTAAATAAATGTGATGCACATTATTGGATAGCTAAATCAAAAGACTTTGAACAAATTTGTTGGTGGGCAGGATGGGAACCAGATGATGTACGTTATAGATATTATAAAGCTTTAAAAAAGGGTGACATAAAATTTAAAAGAAAACATTTTTTATGGCATGAATATAATAAATTATTTCAAAGACTTAAAATTGAAATAGATTTAGATTTACGTAAAGAGCTGCGTAGACATATAGAGAATAAACGTAGGCAAATCATGGATGCCGATAATGTTTACGTTGATAATTTTAAAAAAGATTTAGAAGCTGAAATTTAATCCCTGCAGTCCAGGGAGCAATCGCTAAACTGCAGAGATATAACTTAAGTTTGTAAAGTTAGGAATAAAAACAAACTTAAGCAAACTAACAATGAGGTATGTAAATGATAAAAACATAACCTAATTAACTATAGATCTTGGAGCGTGATACGTCAACTTATAATAATTGTCAGTGGTTCGGTGCCCAAGTACCACGGTTCACGGGGCACGATGCTTTCCCAATACACCTCTATAAATAAAAAAAAATAAAAAAAATGTTTTATAGGGTTTTTTCTAGGAAATTAGGAAAAACATTGGTAAATAACAATTCTAGAGCAAAATAGACTAGGAAAATACTAGGAATTTCCCAGGAAGTTTTAGGAAAAATATTTACAGAGGACGTCATTTGAGCAAAAAAAATAATATAATTTTTGTGTTATAGAAGTGTATTAGGAAAATTTATGTTATAACTGGTCAAGATGGCTAAGAGAAAAAACACATTAAAATCAACATCTGAGCTAACATTAAAACAAAAAGCTTTTGTAGATATATATGTTAGCAATTGGGGTGAGATAACTAAAACTGAAGCAGCTAAAAGAGCTGGTTATACATCTGCGAAAAAAGAAGGGCCATCTGAAATTGCAAGCAGACTTACTGATCCAAATAAAAATCCTCATGTAGTTCGTTACATGGAGATGAAATACAATCAAGAATTAAAAAAACATGAAGGGGACAAATTAAAAAAATATAAAAGATTTGAAACACTTAGTAAAAAAGCAGAAGATAAAAAACAATTTTCTGTTGCTGTAAACGCAGAATATAGAAGTGGTCAAATGGCAGGATTCTTTGTAGATAAAAAAGAAGTAACCCATGTTGGATTGGAGGGTATGAGTCGTGAACAACTTGAGAAACGATTATCCGAACTTGAAGGAAAAATCGGAGAAGCAAAAAATATCATTGACGTTACGCCAGAAGAAATTACTTGATGAGGGAAAATTTATGGTAGTTTTTAATGAGATCCATAATAAACATTTACAAACATCGGTCGGCATTGTTTCAATTTTAACTGAAAATAAAAAATCAAAACTTTGAAGTGATATGTGGAAAATATTTTCAAAACTTTGAAGTGATATGTGGAAATTATGAAAACAAAAAAAATACAAAAAACAAAAATTTTAAATTTTAATTTTAAAAATTTAGGAAACAATATTTTAGATTATCCTTATGTGGAAATAAAATGGCTTGATATTGAGGGAGATGCAGGTTGGAGTAGCACCAAAGATTTAAAAAATCAAAAATTACCTGTTTGTGTTTCTAAGGGTTATTTACTATCTCAATCAAAAGGCATAACAAGAATATTTACTGATTATATTGAAACAAAAGAAAAACCAACATTTGATAATATTGGTAACACTACAATTATTCCAACTTCAGTTATTCAATCAATAAGAAAAATAAAAGTTTAACTTGTAATTAAATTTTTAACGTATATCTCTTAATCCATTATGGACAAATTTTTAGCATTTTTAGTGCGAACTATGGTATTTTACCCACTTCCAACAATAATTATTATTATTTTAATAGCTTATTTAGGGTTTAAATAGTTCTTGACTTCTTGTTAAATATATCTTATTTACATGGGATATAATTAAATTAACAATGGAGTAAATAAAATGGGCTTTGATTTAACTGGATTAAATCCAAAAAACCTTACTGTAAAGGAACCAAAAAGACAAGACAACCTTTACGAACAAACAGAAAAACAACAATCAAGTTATTTTGATAAATTATCAAAATATCAAGATCAACCTGGTACTTATTTTAGAAATAATTGCTGGTGGTGGAGACCTTTAGCAGAATATGTAATTAGATTTACTGGAGTTGTTTCAGAAGATGACGCAGTGTCTTGGGGTTATAATGATTGTCACGAAGTATCAAAAGAAGACGCTGAAATGATTGCACAACAATTAGATCATTTAATAGCTACCAATCATACAAAAGATTATGAAACTACTTACAATAAATTAGTTGTTGAAGCAGAAAAATTTAACGTTGAAGTCCAAAAAGAAATGGATACGTTAAATAATTTACCAAGAAATAAAGACCTTGCACCAATAGACTATAATAAAAAAGATAAAGCTGAGTGGGATAGGTTATACAAAAAACAAAAAAGTATTGCTAACTATCCATTTTCAGTTAAAAATGTAAAAGAGTTTTCAGAGTTTTGTAAAAATTCTGGTGGCTTTACTATTGGTTAAACAAAATTTTTGTTTGTTTTTTATTGTATTGGCAAAGTTGGGTTTTCCCACGCATACAAATAAAAACAATCGGAGTGCCCTTTAGAAGATATCTATTGAGGGCACTTCTAAAACTAACAATAACATGGAGCAATAAAAATGAGTAATAAACAAATAAGTAAAGATAATAGAGAATATTGGGAAAATAAATTAACTGATAAGTTTGTAGCTAAAAAACAACTTATTAAATCTCAACATCAAGCAGAGATTAATAAACAAGTACAATCTAATTATATTGTATTCAAAAAAAGATTAGGTTTAGACAAATATATTACTGAACTTAAAAAAGTTGAAAATGAATACAATGATTATAAATCAAACTATGAAAAACGTCTTATGGGTTTAAAAGAAAAACTAAAACTTAAATGGGGTGTAATTGAAGATAGTTTAACATCTTGGAAAACAACTCGTAACTGGAATGATGATTATGATAACAGACTTCCAACTTACGAAAAATATGAAGATAATAAATTTATGGATTTTACTTATAGACTTGAAAATTATCTTAAAGACAAATGTAAAGAGGAAACAGAGACAGCTTTTTATAATTCAAAAAAAGGTCAAGAACTTAAACAACTTGATGATAAATTAGAGGAAGCTACTGACTTATTACATAGTGATATGATCGGAAGTGAAGTATTGAGACATATTTCTTTGATAGCTAAAAAAAGCTCAATCAATATGACAATTCCACAAAATACTGTTAAGGAATTACCTAACAATTAAACAATTTAATTGCCCTGTGTTTTTGACATGGGGCAATAACTAATTTTAAAATGATTAATCTTACACCTCAAAAATGGAGTTTTAACGATTTATCTGTTTTCAGAAATAACAAAAATCAATCTATTCATATTTGGGAATACTACAAGTGGATAACAATAAAAGCTAAACCACAAGATATAGTAGTTTTAAATAAATTAGAGGAAGATTGTTATTCTTGTCTATTGCATGATTACGAACTTATTGAAGCTCATGATGGCACAAATGAGTTTATGAGCGATAGCCCAATAATACTTAAAAGAATTAAATCATTATACAATAGTGATGTTGATTTATTTATTGATGACAATACTTCTTTTAAATGTGTTAGTAACCATAGAACAATATCATTGTCAAAAAAAGACTTAAATTTATTAAAATAGTTCTTGACTTCTTATTATATCCCATTACATTGGGATTGTGTTAAACATAAAAAAACAACTTAACAAAGAGGTAAATAAAATGACAACACAAAAAGTAGTACAATTAAAAAAAACAAAAACACTTTCACCTATTGAAAATGTAAAATTATTCAAAGCGTGTGAGTTAAACGATCAAAGAAAATTACTCAATAAAACTTGGGTAGATGTAAAAGAAGAAGCTCTACAAATTGTTGATAGTTTTGGTGGTTCAATGATTAACAAGTATAAATCTAAATCTTATTATATAGAGATTGCTAAAAAGGGCACAACTAGATTTGATGTAAAATCGTTTAAAGAACAACACCCACACTTATATAAAAAATATATTGTTGAGGGTGAAAGCGTTGAACTTAAAACAAAAATAGTCAAATAATGAAATTAAACGAACAACAACAATTAAATATTATAGAAAAAAACCCTAATCAAAGTTTTGATATTTGTTCAAAATGTGCAGGGGTTGAATTATATGGTAATATGCAAGAATTAAATGAAGTTGATTTTGATTTAATTTGTAGTGATTGTAAAACAAATACAGTCACATAATGGATATTGCACTTTACATATTCTTAATCTTAATTAGCTTTACAATAGCTTTTTTGGGTGTCATAATTTTATTTAGTTTTGATGTTATGACTGGTTTTATATTATCTCTTGGTGGTATTACTTTATCATTAAGAATTTTACAAAATTCTTGATAATTGGGCTAACACAGACAACCAATTATCTAGATTAAGCCCTAACAATGCGAGAGTGGAGTTAGGGCTTTTTTTATGTTATTGACCTAATAACATAATGAAAAAATCAGAGAGTAATTTGTGGAAACGTATAAAAAATCTTAAATTAAAAGGTCAATTATTTCGTATAGAATCAAGTACAATTAATGGTATTCCAGACGTTTATTGGTTGATAAATAACAAAAGTATTTGGATTGAATTGAAGTCTAATGATGTCAAGAATATTGGTTTATCAAAGTACCAAATTAATTGGCATTTAACTCACTATAAAAATGGTGGACAATCATTTATCTTGCGAGAAGACCTCTCGCAGTCAGCACCTCAAAATTTACAAATCTTCGTGGTTCGTGAGCCGAGAACCTTGCTTCGTGCCTACTCATCACTTAATCTAAAAGACGCATTAAAAAAAATCCAAGACGCTTGAACCAACTTTCACGATTTTTCTTTACGCACAACTTCGTTGTGCGTAAATCTTGAGATTAACAACGAGGCGTGGCTCGTGGTGGTTTTACCTTTATGTGCGTGTAAATCTTGAGATGTACAACGAGCTTTTTTTCGTGAGTGGACTACCTTTACACATGCGTAAATCTTGAGATTAACAACGTCAATTTTTTGGATATGGATTCACCTTTATATGTTGCTGGTCCGGCCTAGATCTCTTCAGGACCTGGACGGTTAACGACTCAGGGCGGCAGCTAAAAATAAAATAAAAAAAGATTTGACAAGCATTGCCATCTTATGCTAATGGGATAGATAACTAACAAAAGGAATAAAAAAAATGATAAACTTTAAAGATCTAAAAAAGGGCCAGGAAATAAAAAGCAGCCAATTGCATCCGGTCATCTTATGCAGCGGCAAGCTTCTCGAGTCACCTAAGCAAGGCAAGGGAATTAAAAAAACTATTCTAATAGATTCTAAAGGCAGCGAGCTGGGCCTATTCGATGACACTGGCAGCGTTTACAGTCATCAAATTAAATTAGCAAAAGTTGACGGTGATTGGAAGGCGGTAAATCATGGCGCTGCTTAATTATTACAGCCAAACAAAAATGGCTAAGGGGGAGAAGCTGGGATATAAAACAGCGATTCTACATCTTGCGCCATATGATATGAGTGGTAAAAATGTTTGCCCAAAAGCTACAAAAGGGCCAGGAGGATGCATTGCGCCCTGCTTAAATACATCAGGCCGGGGGCAAATGAATTCAGTGCAGCAGGCTCGAATAAATAAAACTAATTATTTTTGGAATAACAAAAATGGATTTTTGTGGGAGCTGTCAAAAGAAATACAGACCCTGAAGGTAAGAGCTGCTAACGCTGGATTTAAATTTGCCGTTCGATTAAATGGTACTAGTGACTTGCCCTGGTTTAAATATAAAGTTGATGGCGGTGAAAGCTTAATGGATCTTCATCCTGATGTACAATTCTATGACTACAGCAAAGTTTTAAATTATTTGGATCATGGCAAAAAAAATTATCATGTAACCTTTAGCGACTCGGGGACCAACTACCAGGACCAAGTCGAGGCCATGACAAAATATTTTGCAAACGTGGCTGTAGTCTTTAAAGATAAATTGCCAAAAAAATGGATGAGTCGACCTGTTATAGATGGTGATAAACACGACCTAAGATTTAAAGATCCGTCAGGCGTGATTGTGGGATTAGTTGCTAAGGGCTTAGGTAAAAAAGTAAACGTGAATAGTTTCATTAAGGCGGTGTCTTAATGGATGCATTCATAGCTTTTATTATTCGGATGCTGGTATTCTTTCCTGGTTTGGTTATATTGTTTTTATTGATTGCTATTCTACTTTAGAATGATTCTAATGTAGGTGCGACAATATAGTACTTGACTATCTTATCTAGATGGGATATAAGGGTATTATGTTTCACGTGAAACAAATAACTAACAAAAGGGAAAATAAAATGAATAATAAAAAATACAACCCAGCAGACTTTAAAGACGTTGACTTTATCACCGTGGGCGATGGTCCAGTACGTATACAGTTTGCAAGGCCTAAAAATTTAACAGTAGGCGATTACTTCTATTTTTCAAAAAAATTATTTGAGATGGAATGCGAATTGAATCTTGTTAAAACATTAGCCGAGGAGGACAAAGAAAAAAAAGCTTAGAGGGTTTGGACCTTGCTACAACCTGAGGTTGTAGCAGGGTGCGACACTAATGTACTTGCTTATCTTATCTAGATGGGATAGATTAGCAGCATGAACAAACTAACAAAAAGGGAAAACAAAATGAAAACTAAATATATAAAAAATAATAAAATGAATGATGCTACTTATGTTTTAAGACGTAAAGTGATTAACATTTTATATGAAGCTAGAAATCACGGTATTAGATTGCCTAGAATAAATGTTAGAATCGGTAACCCTACAAAAGGGAATGAAAACGTTTTAGGTGTGGGCGGTCGATTAAATATATGGATCACTGAAAAAGCAATTGATAGAGGATATAATTACTTGCTTCATGTTACATTACATGAGCTAGGCCATGCAGTATATAATCTAGATCATGATGAGAATTGCAAACTGATGGCGTCTTCAATTGGTACGCCATGCGATGCCCGTGAAGCGTGGGCTATATTTAAAAGATATAGTTACAATGGTTTTATTAAAGAAATTAAAAAGGCGATAGCCTAACCAGGTTTCCCTAGTCCAGGCCGTCAGGCCTGGACACCCAAAGAGGTACCAGTCAACTTTCAAAAATAAAAATTTTTATTTTTAGATTTTTTTACTTTTTTTATATAATAGTTTACTAACTTTACCTTTACTTGCTATGACAGATAGAAGTAGTAAGCCCTCGTAGAATTAGGGGGTAGATTTAAAGGGGACCCGAGGGTATAGTAATTTAAGATGACTGATACAGAATTATTGACCACCGATCAATTACGAGAGAGGCTCGAAAAAGTATGGTTGAGACATATAAAATTATGTCAAGACAACTTCTTGTATTTTGTAAAGAATGTTTGGCCAGATTTCATTTGCAGGACTGATAGTGATCCTGACAAGTGGGGACACCATCAACATATAGCACACGAGTTCACAAAGATATCAAAAAATAAAAAAGGAAGGCTCATAGTGAATATGCCTCCTAGACACACTAAATCAGAATTTGCATCCATATACTTTCCTGCTTGGATGATTGGAAAGAATCCTAAAATGAAAATTATGCAAGTGTCCCACAACGCAGAACTTTCTGGAAGGTTCGGTGCGAAGGTAAGAAATTTAATTGACAGTCCAGAGTATAAACAGATCTTTGGAGATGTTAGACTAAGAGAAGATAGTAAGGCAAAAGGACGTTGGGAGACCAATCAAGGTGGGGAATA